CATTACATCCAAGGGAATCTGCTTCTGATACGGTATTTGAAACCCAATCTTGCAAAGCACAATTAAAAACAATACGACTGTCATTGACGATATCATAGTAAGCATTCTTTTCTAAATCCTCATAAACTTTTAACACGCCGCGTGACTGCATATCACGTGTGCGTTGCATATAGCTGTCATTGTTTGACTTTAGTTTACCACCTGAACAAATAGCAAACTCTACGCCACTCTTAGGATGACGTTCATTCCATGTTTCAATAAGGTCCATATAGAAGTCAGGTTGCTTCTCTTGATCCCAACGTGCTGAGAATACGACACGATGTTTTCTATCACTGAATGGTTTGATAGATTCTACCCTACTTTGCACCTCACTCTTACCGAATGCTAATCCACTGATGTTATATAGTGTTGCTTTCCATCCTGCGATCTTCATGTGCATGACCATTTCTTCGTTAGTAGCGAGTACACCATCAACAAAACTATCAACCATCTTCTCATAGTGACCCATAAATTCACTCATACCCCAAACATGAACAAAGTCATCTGGGTCAATACTTTGTGCAAGACAGCGAACATAAATCTTAGGACGACTTGTGATAGGAATCTGTTTCATAATGTAAGGTAATGATTCAATACCCGGTTGAAACATATCTTCAAAGTAAACTACATCACCTGCACCAACGTGCCCGGCTTTCATCATCTTAACTAGATTCATCAGTTGACTCATACCGTAGTATGTACGACCATGTGCGTCTAGTACTTGACCTGTAACGATAGCTTGATCGTTACCTAATGTTTCGCCGGGTACAATAACATAGTTAATGCCTCTACGTTTGAATACACTTTCATTCCAGTCTTGTAACTGTAGTGTGTATCGTGCTTTGTAAGGTTCGAGACCCATGTAATATAATTTACGCATCTTGTCTTTCTATATCATCTTCGTCACATAATATACCATATTGAATCTCTACAATTCTGCACGGCACAGTGTATGGATTACTTAGTCTATGCCAATCACCTTGTGGAATTTGTACCTGACTATATGTTTTTAAATCTATTGGAGGTAATGCATAACCGCCGGATAGTTTCTGTTCTAGTATACAATTACCCTCAGTAACATGCCAGAATTCATGTCGTTTGAAATGTCGTTGCATACTTAAACTTTGTCCAGGATTAACAGTTAGTTCTTTTACTTTACATCCCGGTATATCATGTAGTATACGATAATATCCCCATTGACGCTCTGTTTTAGGGTTTTTCCATTCACGTAGAATCCAACTACTTGAATTCATTTTGTTGTTGCCACCGACACCGAACACAAATTCTACATCATCAAATATCATTTCGGGAATGTTGTCTTTAGTTCTGTCGCCACCATTAGCAAATATAATATTTGATTTTGGGTGTAATTTCTTTACTTGCTTAATGGCATCAATAGCTGTGTCATCACTATCATCAAACTCAATTACATTATGAACTTGATATAGATTTTCAATGATTGCTTTTCGTTCAGTAATAGGCATAAAAGGTTGACCTTTTTTACGGGTCAACCATGCGTCACTGTTGATTCCTACTATAAGTAAGAATCCTAACTTCTTAGCAGCCTTGAAGTATTCAATGTGCCCACTGTGCAGGGGGTCAAAGCCCCCAGTGACTAACACTACTTTCATGGCCGCATATCTTCTGCCCACTGATCTTTTGCAGGCTTGTTTGCTAACACTTTTGTTAATTGACGATAGGGAAAACTACGCATATCATATAGTGTTGCTTCATCAAACTTGTATCCGTAATCTTGACAGAACATGAGATACCCTTCAAGGTCCTCAAAGATTTGTGTAACACGTGGATTAGTTTGAAATTGTGATTTTGCCATTTTAATAATTCCTTTAAATAGCGATGTTGTGAAGGGGAGTGGTTAAGTTGTAAACAATCGTAGCACCGTTTTCATTATCTTCCGATACTTGAATAACAATATTACGATCTGGATATCGAGTTGCAATAACTTCATAGAGGTCATCACTAATCATTTCACAACTTTTGTAATCCAATTGAAGAATGTTTTGAGAATATTGATTCTCTAACCATCGCTTGAATTGAATAAACTCAATATCTCTGTCGTTGTGAAATACTTCAATAGACACTTCAAAATGAAAGATGTGTCTATGCGGAGTTGCTAGAAAGCTAACATCATATTCATCACCTGTTGCTAAGTTGGGGTCTGTTGCTGCCGCCGAGTATTTATGAATACCTTCTTTTTGAAAACGCACAAATATTGTACGAATTGCTTTATCTATAATACGCCGACGCTTTTCAGTCAGTGTTTGTTCTATTTGTTCTTGCATGTTATTCTCCTAAGATTTCGGACATTGCGTCATCACTATCCTCAATGACTTCATCAACTTCCGATTCACTGTTATTTACTTCAAACAATTGGTCAAACATTGTCATAGCGTTCATTGCTTTCTTACCACTGAAACCCTGACTGCCTGACTTCATTTGCATCCAGAAGCTACTATGTGATTCTATCATATCTAGACTCTTTTGTCTATCATTTTGTGCAAATATCTTATCAACGATTTCACCAAAGTGTTCATCATCAAACTTATTCATAACCATCTTAGGCATGATACCTTGCTCATACTTACGATTGGCTTCTTGTACTGCACTCATGTGTGTAAACACATTATGGCTCTGTAATAATGTATAGCTTAATGTATCCCAGCTAGTTTTAGTTTCTTTATTATGTTGACCTAAGAATCCTTGACCACGATAGCAAAGGTCCTTTAAGGTCAACAGGTCAGTAACTGGACTATCAGTAAATACTTTATGAATACCCTCAGCCAATACCGCATCTCTAAACTTACGGGTATCACTAGCATAAGATTTTTTCTCAGCAGTCTTTTCCATTTGATAAGACCATTTCTTGTTATGTTCAATAGCTGTGTTAAAATATGCTAGACCCTTAGCCGCACTAAAGAATGGGCTTGCACAGTCAAATGTAATCTGTAGTTTAGGGTTGTGATACTTACGAATAGCTTTCTGAATGTCGGTGAAGAGTACCGCATACTCTAAGATACTCACACCTAAACAGTGAATCAAATCATGCTTACCTTCTACTAGTAATCCATCATGTATGATATTAACAAGTCTACGCAACATCAAGTGTACATCAATCTTGTTCTGACCACCGAATGCCCAACCATTAAAGTGATTGTCTGGATAGATGTTTGGGTCACAATATTTCTTCATTTCTTCATACCAGTCATCACTTTGTGTATGATTACGACCTTGCAACACATTTAAGAACTTGCAATTACCATTACGATGTTTAATAAAGTATTCATTGTTGATATGAGTAGCACTAATAGCTTCTTCAATTGTACTGATACCGTGAGCACTTTTACCAGTCTTGGGATCTTTAATATGAAATGTAGATAGAGATTGTGATGGGATATCTAAACACATACCATAGTCCATGTATGTGTCCATCCAGTTCAATACAGCTTTACGTTTTACCATGGCACGTGGACAGTTGGGATCTTTCCAGTCCGCTGGCCATTGAGCCTTTAAAATCTGAAAACCACCGCTGTCACCCAACATGAATGTACCGGCTTCACGTTTGCGAATGATACTTTCGTTAGGATCATCTTTAGTAGTATCTAAATTAGCGTGACCAGCACTATACAAACCCCACTTGTAATAGTATAAGCCTTCTTTACTATTTAAAAAGTTTAGTTTTTCTACGTCACCATTGAAAGCAACTGGTATACGTTGAGGTTCAAAGTATACTTCACCCTCACGTTGCTTACCCAAGCCAGCAATATAAAAACTACTGACTGCAGGTAAAAACAATGCCCACTCAGGATTGTGACTTGCTGATAGATTAACTTGTTCCATTATGGTACCATAGAATTTTTAATTTTATAATCGCCTGGGCTATTAAGTAGAGTTTGAACCATATTAATTTGTTCTTCTTTTTGTTTAATTTGCTCAACAAGGTCTTTGATAGCGGGATTTGTTTCTGCTAATTTGTTGCGCTCGGCTTCTTCTAGCATTTTCTGTTCAGCCCACTTTAAGATAGTAATAGCGTTAGCTGTAAGATTGATCACAGCACTACTGCCACCGATAGTTTGCCAACTATTACCGTCAAATACTTTTAGGTTCCCACTGCCAGATTCGTATGATACAGCACCTTGCATGGGATTAGAAGTATGACTAAAGTAGGGAGTTACCCCCTTACTACTAGTCACGTTCATAAACTCACCACCAACTACGTAGTCAATCATTTTGCGTTTGCTGGAAGTAAGTAACGATATGTTGCCAAACCACTGTCAACTGTAATCTCAGTTGCACCAGCATCAGCTACACGAATTGTCTTGTCACCGGGAAGATCCATGATTGCCAAGAATACCTTAACGGGCCAGTTCCAAGTTTTGTTTAATGTTCCACCTACACCAGCTTGAAACACAAAGTTACCACTGTGAGTTGATGGATCACCAAAGTTAGCTTTCAAGTCACCATTAACTGTAGTCAATGTAAAATGATCTTCTTCACTGTTAGCACTTGCTTGTTTCTTTAGTCGTTGAATGCCTGCAATTGTAGGTTCAAATTCAACATTCCATGTAGTACCCTTGAAGGTAACAGTTTTGACTTTTTCTTCAACAATTGCTTTACTCATCAATCTATAGTCATTAACAAAGTCACCGTTCTTAGTTTCAAAGTGAATTGCTGATGGAACATCAACTCCATCTTTTTTTACATATGTAATATTAATTTTAGCATCTGAATCATAAACGTCATCAAAGCCTAAAATTGTTTTTAATTTGCCTAAGTTAGGCATACCAAACGTACCAATAAAACCTGCATTTGGATTCTTAAATGAACCACTAACAATAACAGATTTATCTTCTGCTACTGCGTTAACTTGAGTTTCTTGGTCAGTGCCAGTGATTTTGATTAAGTCAACATTGCCTAAGCCATGTGTATGTTGAATCAAGTCTTGTAAATTATCTTTCATGTTTTTCCTTTAAAGTATTTAGGTTGTTTATGTGTGTATTATAGTGGATTTTATTGCGAAATGCAACATCAATTCACCCGAATGAGAACAAATCATCAAATGTACTCTTTGTGTCTGTGTTAGAACGAATATCCCAACCCAACACACCTAGTAAATTATCAATCTTTTCATCAACTAATGTCTTTTCCATTTCAGCATCATCAAACGGTAATTCAGTAAACCATTTAGGTAGTCGTAGTTCATCAACAGGATAAGCAATACTTGTAAACCCTAACGCATTAGATTTTAGTTTACAAACAACTACCTTCATACCGTCAATAATGCTTTGGCTATAGTTATCACCATTAACTCTACGCAAATAATTGTAATTAAGTGCGGCTCTAACGTGTCCGGGCATGTTTGCTCTGCCAGTTTTACTTTTAGCTTCCAAGTCACCGTAGTATGTAAGTTTGTTTACACCTTTAGGTGAACCCTTAGTCCAACTGTCTTGTGATGACAAGATACGCTTGAAGTCTTTGATTGCTTCAATAACTTCATCACGACCTTTACCTTGTTGAAGGACCATTTGCAACACATTCATTAAGAATTCTTGTATATACTTAGGTGTGTCAGCACGTTTCAAGTCAAGACCCATAGCTTTGATGTCACCTGCACTGCCATCTTTGTCCTTACGCTTACCTTCTTTGTCAAAGATGTTGATAGCATATCTTTTCTTAACGATAAAGATAGCACGATCACCAATTAGTTCTCGACCAGCTTTGATAATCTCACCACTCTTGCGAGGTGTGTGAAATGCCTTCTCCATGAATCCGGGAAATGAATCATTAGCTTGGTCGGCAATACTATCATATAGACCAATGCAAGTTTCTTTGTTCCATTCAAGCTCACCGTTCTGTATTTGCGATTTGAGAATAGGGTATGCAGTAAAGTAACAACTGTCTGTGTCACCATAAACAATTGCATTTCCTTCATGTGAATAAACACCTTCAACCGTTTCATTGATGTTACTCATCATATGACGAACAATCTGCCGACCACTTAATGTAACACTCTGACCTATACGCTTGTCGTAGAATCGGCAATGTTCGTTCAACAATGCACCGTATGCTGAGTTCAACAAAATCTTACGAACAAGTTGACGCTTATCATAATAATCATATTTGTCAGTGCCATACGCTTCTTTTGCTAATTTCTGTGTTTCTTTACGTTCTGAGTACCAGCGACTTAATAGACCGGGAACAACGCCTTCTTTTTCATAAGTAAAGATTGTGCCGTTTGCACTTAGCATCCAGGGCTTATGACTATCAAAGACTAGTTTCCAAATCTCTGCCGCTGACATTTCTACACTGCGACCATCTTCGTAGTCTACAGTAAGCATGGTACCTCGTTCTTGATTCATGATACTAGTATACTCTAGTGAACCAAACAGGTTTTCCCATAGAACAGCGCCAGTCACATCATCGTCACCTTCTTTATAGCGTTTCTTTTCACTTGCTAGTCGAAGGCCCTTGTCGCTCATGTACTGGTCTGTGATTGTCTGTCTGACTTGTGCAACGATTGTTTCTCCTGCCATGTTGAGGGCACGAATAACCGAGGGATAGAGCGAGTTGATGTCAACTGCTCCAACATATTCGTGCATTCCCTTTTTGGGAGTAGCAACGAAGGCACCTGCCGCTTGTTGAATTTCATTATCATTTTCAGTCTTTCGTTTTTTATCAGGAACTACTAGCCCTCGTGCGTGGGCTTCATTAAAAATAGCCATCTCAATCATTGCCACAGAACCCATAACTGTTGGAAGCAGTACAGTGTTCTCATGCGCTAGTTGATTAGCTAGTTCTAAAAACTTTAGTTTGTTGTGAATTTTCACTAACAACATAGTATCTTGTCTGTTGTACTCAATGAACTTTTTAAAGTCTTTGTTATACAATTGGTCAAGCGTACCTTCGTATTGTGTTTTATTCTCTCCTACTTCCATCTCACCAATAGAATCTAACTTATATGAGTGGCGAGACTCATAGTTGTACTTTTTGTAGAGTTGTAAATAGTCAAGATGTACACGACCAACTAAGTCGTATGTAGTTTCTGATTTACCAAATCGTTCATATTCTCTAGCTTTAGGTAATTGACCCATCAAGCAAAACTTGCGTGTGTCATCTTTACTCATCACCCTAGTAACACGATTGACCATGTAAGGTATATCATAGCCCTCTGAGTTCCAACCAGTTAACACATCTGCGTCTTCAATCAATTGAAAGAACACATCAAACATTTCTTTTTCGGTCTTGAACAACATCGTATTCTCAAACTCACCGATGATTTCATTGGCTGTTTCACTAGACATATGTTTGGGAGCAATCACTAGTGTGATACACTGATCAAGCCAGTCTAAGTAACAACTGATAGCAGTAACAGGATTGAATGGATCGCTAGTAGGGCTGAAGCCTTTGATAGGATCAAAGTCTACTTCAATGTCAAAGAAGCATGTGTGTAGTTTAGGTGCATCAACACCAAGATAGTTTTCACTTAGACAGCGAAAGACAACTGGTACATCACTTTCAAACAATTTCTTGCCTGAATGGATGCGTCTTTCTTTCTCAAACTCTGTGCGCTTGCGTGTGCTGAATCGTGAGACTGGATTACCATAGATACTACGTTGCTTTCCCTTATGATCGGGATAGTATAGTACATAGTTAGTAGGATATTCTTTGTATTCACGTTTGCCGTTATTATCCCTCTCTACAACGTAGATACGGTCTTCGTCTTTTGCGTGTATAGCGTCAACGTAACTCAAAGTGTTTTGCCCACAGTTTCCAAGATAGTGTTGAGTTCATCGTGGTCTTTGTTAGTCTGACCGAGACTTGCTTTGTGTGCAATACGAATAGCTTTCTTCAGTGTACTGGCTTTGATTTCCAATTCTTCTGCTACTGCTTTGATAGTATCTGTTAAACCACCATTCAATGTATCAATTTCGTGCATGACTGTCATGCCCTCGTTAATCAATTGAGTTAGTTTAATCTTTGCGTCACCGTTAAAGCTTCTGTTATAATCTGACATAGGTTCTCCTTAAAATGTAAGTATACACGAATCATCGTTGCTTTTCAACAACTTTTTTTACCAAAGTATGTAAACCTGGGTTAACTCGCAATGCATGTGGCATTAATTCGTTGCGAATGTAGTTACGCATGTATTTAGAATCTTGATTACTTGAATCTTCAATCCAGGGTACATTGTGTCGTTGACACCAAAAGATAAATTCACTCTTGCGTGTTGTTAAGAATGGGCGTAGTACATTGTTGCGAATCATAGGGATTACTTTGGGTGTTCCATTAAGTGCTGAATGGATATATGTTTCTACACAGTCATCTAAGTGATGTGCTGTAATGACAGGACCTAATGTGTGTAAAAATGTATATCTTTGGTCACGCCAATGTTCTTCTTGACTGATACCTTTTGGAACAACTGGTTCACTGATACGGGCAAAAATTAATGATAGTTTTCTGTCGTTGCAAAAGTTGGCAACAAATTCATATGCCCGTTCGCTATTCTCCGTATCATGATGAAAGAAAGCACAAATAACATCATGCTTTCTACTTAGAAAATCAACTGCGGCACAACTGTCCACTCCACCACTAAAAGCTACTGTTAATTGTTTGGGTAAGGGAACAAGCAAATTAATCATCTATGCATTATAGCACAAATGATTATTTATTGAAAGATTTTATGGTGCTTTTCACCATATATTTTGATATATTTACCAGCTAACATATCAGCCATAACTTCAATTGGACTACCTGGGTAGCTACTGTTTGGCTTAATCATATTGAGTTCACCTTGGCGAATGTGAACTAGTTCATGAAACACTGTACGTAGTATGTCTACCAGATTGCGGTTCTTTGCATATACCCAAATAGAATCCTCGCCCTCAACGTGACGACCGGTGTGATGATTATCCTGTGCATCTTTTGTATCTTGGCTTAATTCAATTTCTGGAACGTTTTTAATATGTAGTGTTCTACATGCCCATTCAGCAAACTGTTTAACTTCTGATTCTATTTCTGATCCCGATGATTCTTCGTCCAGTTTTTTGGCCCAAAGATCAGGGGTGGAACGATATTTGCGAACAAACAAATCACGTAATGCTTTGCCTGTAATACGGTGTTTTTTAGCAACTTTACGCATTAGATCATCAATGGTATTATAGTCGTACTTATCTAAACTAGGCAATCTTTTTGCTAGTTCATGTGCAGCCGACTCATTGATTATTTCAATATATTTCATTACTATGCGAAATCGGTGTATGAATTTACTTTATATTCAACACCGTCATGAAATATTTTATGTATTATTTTTTGATCTACCAACCAAGCATTGTATAATTCTGAATACTCAAAGTTAAATTCAGTCGTATCAGTATCTATAATAGTTGTAAAAGAATTAAATTCTTCTGTTGATAATCTAGATTTTGCCCATCCATGAAATGGAGTGAAACTAGTCCCCAATTCCGATGATATGCTGTGTGTAATTTTTGGCATTTTTTTTCCCCTATATTATATTTATCAATCGTCTATTGCGTTTGCACCACATCTAGCACGTTTGGCTTTTGTCAATGCACCGAAATCCACAGGCCATTCTTGACCAGACGCAAGTTCTTTTGCATTTTTAGGATAAGCAAATTTAACACCACCTGCACTTTCAATCTGTGCTATTGGTAAACGAAACTTAGTTAGGTCATTACCCAAATTAGGATATGGAGCAACATGAGGAAAAGCCCAGCCTGCTACTTCATTCGTTTGATTATTGATAACAATCTTGTAAAAACCATGAGGAACAACGACGCCGTTGCCGATTTTCTTGTCTTGTGCATTATATACTCCACCCACATAAACAGTGTAACTTTGATTGTGCTGAACTACCCAACCACGTACACTAGTTTCTAGTAATTTCCATATTCCACGATTTAATGATCCGGCTTGTGGACTCATGTTAGTCATTAAGAATGACTCAAATTCAACTTGTGTATCCCAAGACAAGTCACCATCTGGACTCATATGACCCTTGTCATATCCTGTGGCAGCGTAATCATCTGGTCTAGCACCGTCTGATATTGATTGATCAGTTGCAAATGCATTTGTACGTGCTACACAACCCAATGCGTTTTGTGGTAATAGCTCATAAGTTACAAATTTTGGTAATTTTGCTACTGCATCATATCCAACTAGATATGCTTGACGACAGATAGCTTGAACGCCTATTGTTTGTGGAAATCCATATGGGGCATGTACTTGACATTGTTGTATTGGATTAGGTTGTCGTTGTGTCCAAGCAAATATACTTAGTGATGATAGCAACAATGTTACTGCGATAATAATTTTCTTCATTTTATTCCCGTGATTTTTTAAGAGTAGCACGAATCATCCAAGCCTTTTTGGCATACAAGTCTTGTAATTCAGCTAGATAATTGGCAATACCCTGTGCTCGTTGTTCTGTTG